TCGGTTGCAAGCCCATGACGCATTTTAGCGTCGGCTACCTTTTGCTCACCGTGAATCTTTTCCAGCTTGAGATCATGCTCACGTCCTTGCTCAGCCAACTGCACTTGTTGCTGCTGACCTTGCTCGAACTGCTGGCCTTGCTGCTGGAACTGTTGTTGCCGTTGCTGCAACTGTTGCATGGCCGTCTGTTGCTGACCGTGGAACTTATACAGATCCGCTTGCAGACTCTGCTGCTGAGCCTGACCACGCTGACGCATCTCAGCCTGACGCTGAGCCAGCTCTTCCATCTCCTTTCGGCGTTTGGCGATGTACTCGTTTTGGCCAGTGCGATAAGCGAGTTCGCCAACCGCAACTGCGGATGGTCCATATTCAACACGAATTGGCATTTGTTAGTTTCCGTAGAGTTGAGGTAGGGAAGTGCGTGGTTTCGCTCGGTTAGCGGTGCTTTGCAACCCAGCTCGTTTGTAGCGTGACGCAGCATTACGCATTGCACTAGCGTTTGATGACGAAGTTTGCATCGTATTGCCTAGAGCTCTGTTTTGTCCGGCAGTGAACTGCTGTTGCTGCATCCCTTTATTGGGCTGGCGAACATTCATAGTTGTTGAACTTGATGTCTGCCGAGTTTGCTGCGGCTTTTGTAAAAGCGACATGTCCATGCTGCCTGGATTACGGCGATTGCCTTGCCCCATAATGAATTGTTTATCAGCTTCAGTTGGTTGCCGAGATTGGTAATACTGAGCCAGCTGCATCCTCCCACGAGCCGCTGACCCTTTCATGGCCTTGGTCCTTGCGTTGCCTTCCCCTAAGCGTTGCTGATCAGCTGCAGCTGACTGATTAACGAATCGTTTATCAGCGTCGCCAAGTTGATAACCATACTTGCTCCGCAAGTCATTAAGTCGCTGGTTGCCAACAGCACCATGTTTGTCCCGAATGAATTTGTTTTGTTGAGCTGTCGTTGGCGTGTCGTCCTGTCCTTGATACTGACGCTGGATCTGCGAGGTCTGCGGTTGTGTCTCCCGATTACTCTGGCCTATCCTAAATCGCGCTTCAGCGTTAGCTTTTTCGTAGCCTTCCTTCCGTGCCCTAAAGCGATCCAACGTTTCTCGCAGTTCGGGTGGATGTTGTGCGTAAGCGTCGGTCTGAGGCTCATTCCTATTTGGCTGACCCTGAGCTTGGGCACGCAAGCCCTGCAATGAATTCGGACGGGCCTGCGACATACTAGCTTGCGGCATTGCAGACTGGTTTTTAAACGGGTCGTAATTTATGCCTGGCTGTTTAGGTGGAGCGTACTGACCTCCTGGCAGTGTTGGGTACGGATCGTCTAGCGGATTTCCGAAAGGATCTGTTGGGGGTCGGGGAGCACCCTCTGTCTCTCCTCCAGTTTCCCAGTCTTCCGGTCGAACATCCTGTGGCGGAGTAGGCATTGTAGTAGGCGGCGTGTTCGGATCGTTAGGATCATAGCCTGTAAACGGACCACCGCCCATCGGACCCATCGGTGGTTTAGGTATGTTCATCGGCCCTCCTGTCTCCATCGGATTAGGGCGATCAGGAGCCTGATAAGGCCCCATATCCGGCATGTCTGCACCAAGGTCAATTCCAGGCGGAGTGAGTGGCGGTGCTTGTGGTGCTCTTTCGCCTACATTTGGATCGTACGGAACCGTGTTTGGATTGTTTGGGTTTGGTCTACCGAACGGGTCTCTAGGTGGAGCAGGGAACGGTTGAGGCCGTATTGCATTCATTCCTTGTGGTTGGTTTCGATCTTGTGGTGGTGGCAACGCACTCATTGGTTGCGGCTGGCCTTGAGCTTGTGCGGCTAAGCCCTGAAGACCGCCACCCATGCCATCACCCATATCAGCAGCGAGAGCCGCTTGTTCACCGCCTGGATCGTTCTGTTGCTGCATGAACTGCGAGTATTCGCCAAAGTTGTTCCACGGCATTTTCTGCTGGTTTTCCCACGGCATGGTTGACACATTAGGTGTAGACAATGGACCACCACCTCCACCGCTTGTGTCACCTCCTCCACCGCCAGGAATTGCCCACGGAGGAAGTCCGGTTGGGTTACCACCTTGGTTACCGCCACCACTCGTAGGCGGTAACATCCACGGAGGAAGGCCAGTTGGTTGTCCACCGCCGGATGGTGGGTCTTTACGTGGTGGGCCTGGTTCGACGTTTGGATTACCACCTTCCATGCCACCACCGCCGCCAGAGGTGTTGCCACCGCCTTCAGTGCCAGCTCCACCACCTTCTGTGCCAGTGTTGCCGCCAGTGTTACCACCGCCTGGTGGTCCTTGAGTGCTTGTACCACCTGTCGGATTGTTGGGGTCGATAGGCTGAGTTCCTGTTTGAGAATCGACGAGCTCACCGTTAACAGAGATGCTTATATCGCCGACCGCTTGACCAGGCGGTGTGTTGCTTTGGACATCAACCAGCTTGTCCATTGCATTCGCAAATTTGTCCGTGACACCGCTCCACGTTTCTTCTTGCTGGGCCAACTGATCCCTAAACTGATCGGCCTGTTCTTCTTTACCAGTAGCAACCGCATGGTCCAGCTTAGATTGCAGGTCATCCTGCCGAGCTTGATGTTCTTTACGCAGCTTTTCACGTTGTTTATTACCTTTATCCCAAGCCGCTTCCAGCACCTTGCGGTTTGCTTCAGCTATCTCACGATCTCTCTTTTGGACAGCTAATTGTTGTTTGCGTATTTCTTGTTCCCGAGCTTGGTTTGCAACACGTTCTTTACGATTGGCAATATCCACCTGCTTCTGCCGCTCAGCAGCTGCTTCTCTTTGAGCAACTAATTGCTCCTGCATCCATTGCTGTTGGCCACCTATTTGCTCTTGTGCCCAATCTGGCAGACCTCCGCCTCCGCCACCGCCGACAACTCCCATGCCACCAGTTCCCATTCCGCTCTGTCCAGCTGCAAGGGCGAGACCAGCGTACTGATCCAGTGATGGCACGTCTTCCGTCTTGCGTTCCATGAAGTCCAAGGTATTCTGCTTGGTCATGTCACCACGCTGCTGACCACGTTCAAGAGCGGCCACACCACCTTGTCCGAGCTGTGCTTGCGTACCAAAGCCTTGTGCCTGCTGACCAAACTGAGCCGCCATACCTTGTCCGGCGAGCTGACCCTGTAGACCTGTGAGTTGTGATTGCCCCTGCTGGCATGCCCCAGCACCCTGACCAATCATGCCAGCCTGCTGACCAAAGCCTTGACCAACTAAACCAGCTCTAGCACCAAGTGCCTGTCCTTCTAAACCTGCCTGTTGTTGCTGACCAGCGGCCAATGCACCGGCCTGAGCTCCGAACTGCTGTCCAGCCATCGAAGCATCTACGCCACGTTGTTGCTGTTGTCCTGCGGCCTGTGCTGACAATCCAGCAAGTCGGCTTTGTTGTGTCTGACCCTCAAGAGCTGCTTGACCACGTTCCTGAGCAGCGAGTCCTGCCTGCCCAAGTCCGGTCGCAGCACCAAGCTCTTGCCCACGCATCTGTGTTGTTGCACCAACGCCAGCCATTCCAGCCTGCTGTTGAGCACCAGCTCTTGCACCAGCGAGACTCGATTGTGCTCCTAATCCTTGAGCAGCCATCTGCTGTTGAGCGGCTAAACCTTGACCAGTCATTCCAGCCGCAGCTCCAGCACCTTGGCCTAACAAGCCCATTTGTGCTTGAGTGCCCTGTTGAACTGCACCAAGTTGTCCAGCAAGTGCTTGTCGCCCAACAGCCTGTTCAGCAGCGGAAATGCCTTGTTGTCCTTGTGCTTGCTGAGCTAACCCAGCGAGGCCTGTCTGGAGTCCAGCTTGTTCACCTCTTCCAGCAGCTCGTTCTCTTGCTCCGATTCCAGCCTGACCTAATCCGATGTCAGACTGTACACCAGCTCCACGCAGGTTTTGCTGTGCAGCAAGTTGCTGACCAGTCATCTGAGCACCAGCTGATAAACCAGAGGCTTGCATTGCATCTTGGGCTGACATTCCCTGCGAAGTGAATCGCTCGTATGCTCCTGCCTTCTGCTGACGAACCTGTGAATCGACTTGCCCGATAGCTTCTTGGCGATTTCGTTCGATGTCCGATCTTGCTCTGTCTATTTGGCCACGGATCGTCGTGCTATCTAAACCACGGGACACAAGACTTTGTTCCATCTGGCCAACAGTTCGTTCAATCTGTTCGTCGAACTGCCGGTTGATGCGATCCATGGATGACTGACCCATTTGGTCGTACATATTAAGACCTTGCTGAGTTCTGGCATCATAGCGTCCAGCACGTTCAGCTTGTGCGCCCTGAAATCCACCAGTTACATCAGCACGTCCAGCACTAAAGTCTCCGCCGGTTTGATCAATTGCTTCTTGAATTCCTTCAGCTGTTTCACCACGGAGAGCGTCGAAGCGTCCACCAATGTCCTGACCAGTAGCAGCTGCTTGGCCGGTGGCTTGTTGTCCTAGTTGACCAGCACGTTGTTCTGCACCAGCGGAGATTCCCTGAGCTGCTTGTCGTGCTTGCCCAAACTCTCCACGTACATCGTCACGACCACCGGCGAATCGTTGGCCTGCATCAGACACACCAGCAGCAGTATCTTGGCCGATGTCTTGTCGTGCCTGACCAAAGCGATCTCCGGCAGCAGTTTCCTGTCCGGCGAAGTCCTGTCCAACTTCACCTCTAGCGGCAGCTCGTCTTGCAGCATCTGCTTGCCCGAGTCCTTCGAAGCCCTGTTGAATCTGGCCACGACCTTCACGGTTGGTTTGGGCGGTATCTTCCGTTGCCTGCTGAAACCTGTTTTGCAAATCCTGAAGACTTTGTTCACCACGACCTGTCACACCTTCACGAGCAGCTTGTCCCATTTCACCAAGCTGACCAGAAACCTGTTCACCACGACCCTCAGCTCGTTGTCTGGCTGCATCACCTAACTCACCAACACGTCCTTCAGCCTGTTGTGCAAGTTGACCCAGACGAGATTCATCAGCTTTGTATCGATCAGACACATCACCGACTCGACCTTCGCCACCAGAAAGAACGTCTTTGATCGTGCCGTCAGCGACACCCTTCATGTTGCTTAGCACATCGCCACTCATGTTAGCCATGTTTTCGGCTAGGTCAGAGTGCTTTGAATTCAGTGTGTCTAGATCGCCCTTCTGCTCATCAGTGAGACGGTCATACAGAGAGAGTATCTGCCCGTAACGAGCTTCGTTGGCAGCGTTTCCTGCTTGACGAGCGTCTTCAAATAAACCCATCACACGTTCAATCAACGACTGAGCGAATGGTGTTTTCTGTTCTTCCGATTCGTTGTTTTTACCACCACCTCGTGACGGATTCTTTTGATTCGGTCCGGTAGCCATTAGCGGCCTCGCATGATTTTAAGTTGACTGATTGGGTTAGAAGGATCACCGATCATCTTCTGTTCCATCTGTGGGTTGATGGCTTGGAAAGGATTCAACTGTGCTTTAGTTTTGCGTTGCATTCTCTGACCCTGCGTGGTCATCGAGTTGTCAACATTCATTGTGTTTTTGCTTTGGTTGAATTGGTTAGTTCGGTTTGTTGTGTTGTAGGTTCGTGACGAGTTGTAGGTGTTGCTCACAGGTGGCATCGGCTGTGGTGGAGCAGGTGCTGGCACTCCGAAGCCACCGCCTGGATTAGATGGAAGACCACCAGTATCTATGCTTGTACCGCCTCCACCTTGTGTGCCAGGCATTCCAGGCGACACAGGGTTAATAGGATTAGGCTGCTGTGGCATACCGAATCCACCGGCAGGTGCATAACCTCCCGAGTTTCCAGCAGGTGCTTGATGTTTGCCCGATACTTGGCCTGGATAACCTCGTGGATTAATCCTTGGCCCCCTATATGTTGAACTCATATCATTAACTCATCTGAGTAAGGCTCTCTTCGTACCAGTTTCCGTTGTAGGCAACGCACAACTTTGCAGTTGAGCCTCCACCAAACAACAACACGATCTCACCGTCAGCCGGACTTACATTCAAATCCGTTGAATCTGTTTCATCACTTGTCACAACGGGTATTGCTACCGCACCGTTGACCGTGATTTGTGCAGCGTCAGTAAGAGCCAGACGTGCATTTGCTCGTCTTGCTCTTGGTGGGAACTTTGGCCCACGATTCAATCCACCGATTAATCCACTCATTACCATTGCCTCGCAACTGGGCCGTCGAAGCTGTTGAGTTCTACTCCAAGAAACTCGTAGCTCCATGACTGGCTGTTTGTGTTGTTCTGTAACTTGATAAACATGTCGTGGCCAACAGCTCTTCGTCTCTCGCTTTTATTGCGACCAGCAGACACAGTAGCAGCCAGCTGAGAAGTGCTAGAAGCAGCAGCAGCTTCGGCTGTTTCTCCGGTGTAAACATTAAGTGCGACATCGTTGCTTCCTGTACCTAGTGCTGCCTTGATCTCTGTGAGCATGATCTTCGGGCGGTTCTGTAAGTTGATTGGCCCGAGCTTGACGTATGAATCAATTGCTGTTGAATCATCTGTCGTGCTTGGCGTGTCATAGTCGAAGCGACGAACGTATCCGTCCTGACCACCCATTAACACAGTTCTGTCGGCAGCAGCATCGCCATCAAAGGTGTGAACACTGATGGGATTGTGGTCATTGTTTCCGAACTTATCTGGCCACCAACTCTGATTACGAGTGTCGTAGTA